GGTCGGCGGTATCAGATTATGACCAGTGTAGCCGCTTGGTGGAAACGGCTACCGCCACACAGTTAATTTTATGTTTCACTTAAATTATAGGAGGCAAGATTATGGATATTGTTGACGCAAAAAGGCTAAATGTTGCGGTAGAGATTCTTGACGACTACTGCGAGGTGTTTGACAACAAAGAATACGACTTATTGTCAGAACAAGAAAAGACATTATTGTATAATGCTACGGTGCTTCTTGAAAAGGTTGTTATCCGTATGCAGAATCATGGAGATTATTCATTAATAAAAAAGTAACTATTATGGTTTATTGGAATGCAAGTGAGGCTGAAAGAATGCCCGCAGTTATGGATGCTGTTCTTCAAAAGTATTTCCCCGAAAAGACTTGGGGAGCAATACCTTTGATTAACGAACGTGGTGAGGTTGAACTTGTTACGATTGACAGAGTTCAATATACTGGTGGTGGACGTCATGGTGATGAAACTGAGTGGACTCACTATGCCAACATTCAGTTGTACGATGGTGACGTATGGGAATTAAACGAGCAGTTCAAAGGAAAGAATGAGGATGAGATGTGGATTTACGGCTACTACAAATCTTTTGGTTCTGCCGTAAGGAATCTTGCTACAAAAGGAACAAAAAACAGAAAGCCGATTAAAATTTGGATTTAATTTTGAACTTAAATAATAAAAACTATGAATAAGTGGTTTATTACAGAGGAATGGAACGAAAGCGACCAGTTGCCGTATGGTAGGCGCACGTCGCACGTTGACGCGTTGGGGCTGTGTTCGGTGAAAGACATCGAGGAAACGCGTGGATTCATGGAAAGGTATTCGCCTTTCGACTACATCGACACAATGACGTACGACACGAAAGAGGAGTACGAAAAGATGCTAGAAACGTTAGAGGCGAATGGGTCGGAAATCCACCGATGCGAAACATAACAATCTTTAACGTAATTATAGTTAATGAACTTGATATATTTAAAATTAATTTTGTAATTTTGCGGTATGAAAAATTATGTTGTCTATATTCGTGTATCTACCCGCAAACAGGGTGAGTCGGGTTTAGGTCTTGAGGCGCAGCAAAAGATTTGCGGCGAGTTCATCAAGAAGGACGGCGGCGTGATGGTTGCCGAGTTCAAGGACGTAGAAAGCGGAACGCATCGTGATAGAAAAGGTTTGGCCGATGCTATCGCGTATTGCAAGAAGAATGGGTGTGCGTTGGTTATTGCGAAGCTTGACCGATTGGCACGTGATGTTGAGTTTTGCTTTAAGGTCGTGAACACGGGTGTAGAGATTCATTTTTGCGACATGCCGCAAATAAACACTTTGCTTTTGGGTGTGTTCGCATCCGTGGCGCAGTACGAGCGCGAGTCGACAAGTGACCGCACAAAGAAAGCGTTGGCCGCAAAGAAAGAGCGCGGCGAAGTTACAGGTGGTGCTTGCAAGGCTTGGCACGATGCATACGAAAAGAAATCGAAAGAGGAAATAAAGAAAGAGTATATGGAAAGAGGCAAACTTAGAAACGAGCGTTACCTACAAAGTAGGGACGTTCAAGTATTCTTAAAGGTCTTGCGCAACGTGTTTAAGGACGTTTGCGTGGCCGCTGACGCGTCCGCGTGGGATTGGACGCGTATCACTACCGCTGGCGACAACAAAGACAATATGTGGTCGTTAATGCGCGACTATAAGGAAATGGACGACACAGGCGCAACGTTCGCAAAGTGGAACTTTGACGAGGCGGACGCAAAGAAACGTCAGGTAAAACTTGCGGCGTACATACAGACTATCCGCAAATCAATTGAGTATCAACGTAAAACGAGATAAATATGAACAACGTTATTTTAGAGCAATGGAAATTCTTTGCTACCGTCACCGACGGGTATCAGAAGAAGTATTACGAACGTAAGTTAAAAGATGCGCACGCGATTAAATGCGTATCGGCACATGACGTTTTCACTCCACAGGAACTCGAACGGATATTCATATATTGCCAAATCGAGAAAAAGATGTGTTTCCGTACCGCCTACCGACTTGCAAACTTGTTTCCCGATAGGGTTAAGTATGTAGAAGGTGAAGTTACGATATTTAACGGCGCACTTGGTACAGAACATGCATGGAACTTTGTAGACGGCGAGCACTATGTGGATTTGACCTTCGAGTTTGCACTGAAAGAGGACGTGACGAAAGAAACGTACGTGGCATTGAAAGAGTATGATGTTGACGTGATTAGCAAGGTTGCCGCACGAAATCAAGTCTACGGGAACGTGTACGGCACTTTGTTTGCCGATTGGGTAAAGCAGGACAAAGCCAAAAAGAAACGTAATAACAATAAAAAGTAAACGACTATGAAGAATTTTGATGTATGGGTTGGTGTAACCATGGCAAAGATGCTACATGTTGTAGCCGAGAGTGAAGAGGATGCACGTAGAATTGTGCATGCAAAGTTTAGTAGTAACCCTTATGATGTGGCCTACGATTTCGACGCTTACATAGGTCACGAAATTACAAGCGTTGATATTGACAACACAGTAGAGGATTTAAAACTTTTATGATTATGAAAACAAAGACTATTATCGAAAGCATCGGCCACGAGGATTTGGTCGACTTTCTTAGCACGGCCTTATACGGGTCAAACATCTTTTCGTGCAGTTATTCAAAGGAAACTTATGAAAAGTATTGTGAGGTAAGCGAGAACGACTGTATTGAGGATAAGATGGCAAAGCTATTGTTGCGCGGTGACAAGATTTCAATCGGAGACATGTACGCAGAAAGCGACGATGAGTCTTACGGAAATTTAAGTCACGAATGGGACAACGTACGCGGGATTATGTGGTATGACGTGACACTGGACGACATCGAGCGTGGCATACAGAAATGCTTGGATGGCGGAGGCGATGGTGATAACACATATCTTCGTAGTTGTGCGATGGACTTTATAAACGGCGAGGGTGACATGGATTTACCCGAGGCAGAGGCTATTATACAGGTTATTCTTTGGGGTGAACTTATTTACTGATAAATACTATGGCTAAGTGGATTAAGGCAAGCGGCGAGGTGATGGACGTAACACCTAAGAACGAGGGCAAACCTTTTACCCTCGAGGAATTAAAAGAATACATCGGAGGTTGGATAGAATGTATCTACTTGAACAAGCATCAAGTGATGGTTATCAACGAGGAAGGAAAATTATTGAACCTACCTTATAATGCCGTTGCGACCGAGGCTTACCGCATTGTGTTCCAACCTACGGACGACTTTATCGTCGGAGACGCATTGATTTGCACGTTGATGACGGAAATTGACTGACAATCAATATAGAGTGATTTTAATTAATTATTAACAAAAGGTTGTGCGCGACACGTATTAGCGTATAAGTTTATGACTCCATTTCAAATTGCATTGTGGAAGCATTTTATTAAGGACAAGGGGATGGCTACGGTTTTCATCAACCTTTATCGAAAGAACCACTTGAAAGAGAACCCGATTTCTATCGAGGAGTACATGCGTAACGTTGAGCCGCAGGACGTTTGTATGAAAGCGTTCCGTTTCTACGTTAATTCTGATTACGGCTACGACTATTGGTCAAAGATTACGTTGATGTGGATGGAGTTCTTGGCCATGAACGAAAACAACTATACCGCAGACGAGTGGTACAAGTTGACTGGCATGTCAAAGATTCTACGCACGAACTGGGATGCGGCACGCCATTGGCGCGAGGAAACAAAGCTGACGGCGGCTATGCGCCTTGGTATCGACCTTTCGCTTATCGGTTGTGAGAACAAGCCTAACACCGCACAGCCGACAGAACTTTCAGAGGAATATCTACGCGAAAGGACAAAGCATGAAATGGACGAACTTGACGAAGTGAACGGGGGCGTAAAGACGGACGAACCGAAACGGACGGGTAGTTTCTTGGGCGAATTTGAGTTGCTTTCAGTACGTCCAAAGGCACGTGGAAAACGACGACTACAGGCCGACGAGATTAGTATCAACTTGCGCGACAAGCGTGGACGCATAACTTTCAACCAGTATCTATCAAAGGAAATCAGTGAGCGCGGTGGTTACGAATATGCGTCTTTGATGCGTAACAAGAAAGGCGAGGTCTTGCTTTGGTTGAACGATACCGACAAGAACGGCGTTAACGTCATTGACGGCTATTCGGACAAGAACAAGAACGTCAATATCACGTCCAAGGTGATGGTGGAGAAAATCGCTACTTTCTTGAACATCAAGAACGACTATGAGATTATCAAGGTTACGGAGGTTGAAAAGACCAACAAATACGTGGCTTATTTACTAACAAAAATAAACGATTAAAACTATGGCAAAAGATTATCAATGGAACGAGGAGTTTCCAAGTCAAAAAGCAATGGTTCGAGCATGGTTGCTCGATGGTCACACACTTACGCCGCTTGAGGCACTTAACCGATTCGGCACGCTACGCCTATCGGCCATCATCTTTGTGTTACGCGAGGAGGGATTGCCTATCGTGACGGAAAAGATACAGGTTGCACCGCGAAAGCGTGTGGCGGAGTATTACGTGGATAAGAAATATCTTGCGTCGCTTTCATAAACGCTTTCTAACGGGCGTTCGGGCGTTGGGCGGAATAAGTACCCGTCCCGCGTCCGAAACGCGCTTAAAACGGATTTATTTAATAATTTAACGCATTAGGATTATGGGAAAAGAAAATAACTACGTGGAATGTTTCATGTACTACATGTACAA